ATAAAAAGTCTTTATTCATATTTTATGGACACCACAGATATATCTGAAAAGATGGCAACAACTGCAATATTGTATTTATTATCATCTGCAACAAGAAGAGATCAACAAATAGAATTTATGCAAGGCAGACAAAGGTTAAACATATGGACTATTTTAGTTGGACAGTCATCTATTACTCGTAAAACTACAACAGAAAGAAAAATTAGTAGGCTACTAAATGATGCAGGTGTTCCTAGATTAACTCAAAACTTTACAGGACCTGCTATTATAAATGTGCTAAGAGATAATCCAAATGGTTACTTAATTAAATCAGAGATGTCGAGATTTCTTAAATCATTCCAAAGAGATTACAATGCAGGTTTGCCAGAATCAATGTGTCAACTGTACGATTGTGATGATAGAGTAGAATATTATACAAGAACAAACCAAAGAGAAATAGTAGAAAATCCCTTTGTAGTTATGTGGGGGGCAACAACTCCCTATGCTTATCCATTTTTTAGAGATGAAGAGTTTATTCAAGGTTTCTTTCAAAGATTTTTATTTTGTATGGAAACTGAAAAAAATAGATACAATCCAATATCATTTGGTGCAAGTATGTCTGAAATACACAGAAACTACTCTGCAGAATTAATGAGAACTATGAGAGAATATGATGTCAGTTTAATCAGAACTGATGAGAATTCAAATTCAAAATTGTGGACAGAATATCAAAATTATGTTACTGAAATAATTGACTTAGGTGATCAGTTTGACAACTCACCTGTTTTTCCGTATTGGGGTAGAACTACTGATTCTATTTTAAAAATTGCTGGAGTATTGCAGTTAGCTAAAGATAGTTTCTTGGATTTACCATACATGGAAACAGAAGGAGAAAATAGTGAAAATTATATAATGTGCACAAAAGAGACTATTCAACTTGCTATTGAAATCATGTTACTTTATGAACAAGAATTTCTTGAATTAATTAAAAGAAAGAGATTTGTTAGTGAAAGTCGTGAGGTAAAAGATGACAATCTTTTAATTCAAAAAATAAAAGACATTGTTAATAATACTGATGAAAAAGTTATGTCTACAAGTGAGATATTGAGTTCATCTGATATGCTACAAGCTAAAGTTAGAGAAACATTGGGAACATTAGTAACAAGAGGGGATTTCAAGATAGTTTCAAGAGAGTTAAATAAATACAATCTTCCTGGCAAAACAGGTGGATTGCCTAATATATATTATATAGCAAATGTGTATGAGAAAGATCAACATGCTTTGTGTGCCTACTTCTATAGTAAGGATGCTTCTGATGTATACAAATGTGATGACATCTCTTGTAAGTTATGTTAATTTTAAAATAATAATATTTAAATTCTATAAATTGATAGAAAGCACAGATGAAGATAGCTAAGACATCTCAAGAGGATCACAATATAACTCAGTTTACAAAAGCTATGAGAGAAGCATTAAATGATCAATTGTATGAAACAATATCTCCTTTAAATTTAGAAGGCACAGATTTACAAAAATTGTTTGAAAAAGTTAAAGATGAAATATTCACAGCATCTGGGACATTGTATTTGTGCTTTACTTGTGGTAAACACTTCCCAAGAACTGAGATAAAAAAACAAAAGTTCTATCAAATCAGTGGTGTGTGGCATGATTGCTTAGGTAAATTGAATGGTTATGCATTTCCTACTATAGGTGTAATAACAAGGTGGCAAATAGTAAGAGATTATATTATGGATTCCTTTGCAGAACAATTAAGATTAGAGTAATTTTTAAAGTAGAAATGTTTTTATTAAGCTTTTATTAAGTTTATTTGTGTCAGAAAAAAGGAAGTTATCTGGTAATGGAAGGTACATAAGTTGGGAAACTCAAGATTTAATTGATAATCAAATAGTTCCTTACTATGCTTTAGGAAAACAATTACCTATAGAAAAAACAAAATTCACTGATGTATTAAGAGAAATTGCTTTGTTTTACATAAATAAAAATGGAATACCAACAGATATCAAAAACAAATTACCACCTCATCTTCGTTAATTTTGTAATGACAAAATTTAATATGATGTAGTATTATGCAGAGTCTATGGCTAATTCTGATAGTGTTTATGCAAAATTGATTGAGAAAGTCACAGAAAATCAAATAGAAATTTCAAAAATATCAAAGGAAAACTCTAAAATTATAGATAGTATTAATAATAAATTAGAGGACCTTAATGTTAAACTTAGTGAAAACTCTGATTTAGTTGGATCAACTAACCATCTTTTAGAAGATTTTCAAGAAGTTATCAAAGAGTTTTCTATTTATGCGACAAATCGAGAAGAACATGACAAACATCTATCTTCATCAATGGAAGTTTTAGCAAACACATGGCAAGAGAGTTTGGCAATGTTTGGCGAAACCAAAGAGATTATAGAAAAAATATATGATTTTTCTACCTCTGTGAATGATGAAAATTTAGGCATACTAAAAAGAACAGAAGGTAAAATAATATCTGAAATATCTATGTTACAAGAAAGATTTGTTTTGGGTGTTGTAGAGTTATATGCTAAGTTTACAGATGGCTTTACAAATCAATTTATTCTAAATAGAATATCTGATGATTTCAAAATGTTATCTGCAACAGATCAAAAAAACATGCCACAATATTTAGACTTTGATCAAAGGCATGAGTGGTACTGTAATCATGTTGATAAGTATGGAGATGATTTAGGTATAACAGGATTTGGTAAAACTTTAGCTAAATTTTTCCATATTATTTATTTATGTTCTATAGATGGTATTGATTATTCATCAAGCAAATACTTTGGAAAATATCTATCCGAGTTAGGAAAGTTTGATAAAATGATATACCAAGATTATGAGTAGTGGTAATATGAAGTTTTCCAGAAAAAAAGAATTAGAAGAACAACTAGATGAAGTTGCAGAAATAGCAAAAGTAACTCCTTTTGCAAAATCTTTGCAATTAGCAAATATCATTAAATTTACTAAGTTATTAGTATTAGAACCTATCTTAGGTTTAGCTATGGCTGGTGTGTTATTTGGTGCATATGAATACCAGAATGATGTAAACAACGAAAGAGGACAATATTTTATGCTTTTCGCATCAATATTCTTTTTCTTTATATTAGTAGTAGTCACTGTTAGAATTATATTAGTGGCTAAATATGAGCATAAACATCAATTAGCAAAAGATAAATTAGAACTTTGGAAACAAGTAGTTTATTCACAAGAAGCTATGAGAAACGGTTGGATTAACAATTGGGGTGAAATGCTCAAGAAAAAAATTGAAAACGCACATGATTTGAATGATTTAATCTTGACAACAGATGTTGCTCCAGATGAAAAAATTAGACTGATTAGAGAAGCAAACAAATACATCAAAGATACTGAAAATCAATTTATTGAATTATGGAAACATATTGATAGTGACATGGATGAATTTCAAATAAGCATTAACAAAGCTTTGCCAAAAGTTGAGCTTAAACAATTAGATAAACTTCAAGATCTCTATAGACAATTAGATGAAGTCACACAGGTAAAAGAAGATTAAGCTTATGCTATGCTTAAGTTTTACTTAAGTTAATGGTAAATTTAATATCAAACATTTTATATATTTAACTTATTGATTATACTTAGGAACATTCAATGTCTGTTTCCGATCTAACATTTCAAGGTGAAATTGCTCATTTCACATACGGTTCAAAGAGCATAGGGCAACCCATAGAGGGTAGTGAAAACCCAAATTTTGATGCAAGAGAAGTAGATGATATAGATAATCACTATGATCGAGTAATCGAAGGATGGGCTAACACCAATGCTGTTGACCGAGTGAATGATGTAGTTGATCCAGAAGCTTTTCAAAAATCTATTGATACTTATAAAATGAATCCTATTTTGAGATACAATCACAAAACAGGTGAAGTTGTCGGTAAAGTTTTAGAACTTAAGATAGTACCTCAAAAAGGATTATGGATAAAAGCACAAGTAGCAAAAGGAACTCCAGAAGCCGATAAGGTTTGGAAGTTAATTTTGCAAGGTGCACTAAGAGCTTTTTCAATTTATGGAAAGATCGTTTCTAAAGGGCAAAAAAGAATGCCAGATGGAAAAGTCATTCAGAATGTAACAGAATTCGACTTGCAAGAAATTGCAGTTGTTGATGTTCCTGCCAATCAAGAATCGATTTTCACAATCGTATCTAAAGGTGTAAACTCAATGAGTCAAGCAGAACAACAAAACTATGGAAATTCAACATCTGCAATCGAAAAAGGTGTTGAAAATAGAAACAGTCATAGCCAATCTGAAAGAGGTAACGAGCAATTGTCTACCGAAACTCAAATCGAGAAAGCCATTTCAAGAATCATGACTTTCCAACAAAAGTCACTTGAAGTCATGTTAACCTTCGCAGAAGGTCAAGCTGCTTTAACTGAGAAGTTGAACTCCATTGGAGATCAAATATCAAAAAGTTTAGCTCAACAAGATCAAGGTTTCGACTTTTCGATGGAAGAAGACATGGAAATGGAAGGAAAAGGCTACGATATGGAAGAGGATGAAGAGAAAATGGATGAGGAAGAGGAAGAAGAGAAGGAAATGGAAGATGACCTCGATGATGAGGAATCTGAAAAATCCTTAGCTAAAGCCAAAGCCACAGCCAGAAAAGTTAATTCTGAGAAATCAGAAATAGCAACTCTTCGTGAAGAGATTGCTGATCTTAAAAAATTACTTTTAAGAAAAGCAAACGAAGAAGATGATGATGAGGAAGACAAATCTGAGGAAGAAGAAGAAGAAGAAAAAATGGGTTATCGTATGAAAGCTGATGATGAAGAAGAAGAAGAAGAGAAAGAATACGATGATGAAGAAGAAGAAGAAAAAGAAATGTCCGAAGATGATGAAGAAGAAAAGGGTGAACACGAGGATGAAGAAGAAGAGAAAGGTGAACACGAAGATGAAGAGGAAAAAGAAATGGAAGATGAAGATGATGAAGATAAATACTACGGTAAAAAATCTGCAAAATCTGCCTCAACCAAAGCTGTCCGAGACATCAATGTCGAAGAAGGAGTGCAAAAAGCACTTGTTCGAGCCAGTAAATCTAATAGCTCCAACAAAGGAGAGATTAGGGAAGTAGGATCTGCTCTCCGAGCATTCTTACAAAAATCAATTGAATAGGAGATATAAAAAATGTCAGTACAACCAATGTCAATACAAGATGCAAGAGATTATGTGGCACGATCAAGCAAAGGACTACAAATGATGTTCAAAGATTTTAATTTGAATGACTTTGATGCTACTATGCTTAGTCGTAACATATGGGGAGACTTACCACCAGAATCTTTAATTTGGGGTTATAATTCCGAGTTACAATCTCTTGGTCCAGAGAACTTCCACACAGAAGTTTTAGAAAAAATGGCTAAAAGTTTAAACAATTTAGCTAGCAAAAAAGGTGATGAAGTAGTACAAAAAGCAATTACTACCACATCTGCATCTGCCTTCATACCAATATTCATAGATCCAACATTAGTGGATATTGTAAAAAGGGAGACACCGTACTTATCTATGGTACCAAAGAAAACAATGGCTGGTAAAACAGTTAACGTACCAAGAAGAACAGCTGGTGTCACACCAACATTTGCAGCAGATAGTGCAGGTTCACTTTCAATCTTAGATCAAACTTATGGTGACATAAATGTAACCGTAAAATATCTATATGCAGCTGGTCAAGTCACTGGTCCTGCTATTAAAACATCAGAGCAGACACTAAACTTGAAACAAGCTAACATCCAACATACTTTCTTGGATTTACAAAAATACAGAGAAAGTATTATGATGAGAGGTGTAATCTCAAACGGAACTGAAACATGGACTGGTTCGAGATTAACTGTCGCAAATGGATATGATGGTGTATTCAAAAGAGTACACGAAGATGCAAGTGGAAATGAAACCGAGTTAAATGGTGCATCAGCAATCGGATTAGGTGATGTAGATGATGCAATTGAAACCATATTAACTAATGGTGGTAAACCAGATTTCGGTGTTATGGACTTTAATACAGGTAAGAATTTCATGCAAACTGCAAGAACTTATCAAAGATTAGGAGCCAACGAAATCGACTTAGGTCATGCAATCGGTAGATTATCTATTGATCAAACACCATTCTTTGCTACTAACCAATTATTAACTACAGCTAACAACAAATCGTTCTTTGTATCAGATCAAAGAGCAGCAGAGTTAAGAGTACTTATGCCAGATACATACGTTGATGTAGCACAAGATCTTACAGATACTGAAAGGTACTTCTGGAAATCATATGAAACTATGGTCGTTTCAGCACCAGAATGGATCGCTACTGTTAACGGTGGAGTATAGGGGGTATTATTATGGGTACAGCAACTTTCTCAGAAACTGATCACGACTTGTGGGGACATACCAGAGTAAAATATGGTACAATCACATTGTCAAGCAGTTACGCAACAGGTGGAGATACATTCAACTTTGCCAATGTTGGAACAGAAAAGATGATTGATGTATCAAATGTTTACATCACTCCTTTGAGTGGTGATTACATCCTCGTACCAGATGTTACTAACAACAAAGTTAAAGCATTTTACGGTGATTACAGCAACGGTTCCGATGGAGCTTTAGTTGAAGTCGCTGCAGCAGTTAACTTGTCAGCAGTAACTGGCGTAGTAATGATACTAAGTAAGAAATAATAATATTTAAGTAATAATCATAAAATTTTAAAATAAAAAACTATAAAAACAACCTTTTATATTATCCAATATGGATAAATATTTCGTATATTTAGTCAAAGAAGATTTTGATGTTTTCAAAAAAGATCAAATTCTAGCAGTCACTGATGCATCTATATTTTCCACTACACAATTTTTAAAAATTTTGAAAGTGATTAGAGGCAAAGATAATGTTGCTTCTGCATATGAAAGAGCTGTTTTTCCAAATAGCGAAATAGTAGATGAAGAAGTAGTAGAACAAGAGGTAGAAGAAGTTGTTGAAGAAGTTATTGAAGAGGTTGAAGAGCCTATTCAAGAAGAAGCAGAAGCCCCAGCAGTAGTTGAGGAAGTAATAGAAGAAGAAATAATTGAAGAAGTTGTTGAGGAAGAAGTTATTGAGGAAGTTATTGAAGAAATAGTTGAACCAGTAGTAGAAGAAGAAATCATTGAGGAAGTAATTGAAGAAGTTATTGTAGAAGCAGTCGAAGAAGAGATTGTTGAAGAAGAGGTAATAGAGGAAGTAGTAGAAGATGAGCCAGAAGTTGCCGAAGAAGAATCATCTGAATCCATCGGAAGTGATGAATTACATCCACCAATCGTGGAATCAGTTGATCCTTTACCAGAAGAACAAGCAGTTGAAGAACCAGCAGAACCAATAGTAGCAGAAATAGTTGAAGAAGTCGATATCGAGGAAGCATCTTTAATTGAAGAAGAAGCACCTATTGAAGAAATAATTGAAGAAGTTATAGAAGAATCTATATCTGAATTAGTAGAAGAAGTAGCTGTTGAAGAAGTTATTGTTGAAGAAGAAGTTCAAGATATTATTGAAGCTGCAGAGATTGTAGAAGAAGCCGAAGAGTTGGCTGAAAACGAAAAAAAAAATGATGATGAAGTTGCAGTTGAAACTGTGGTCTCAGAAATGGAAGAGATCGTGGAAGAAGCTGTTGAAGAAGCTGAGCCTATTGCTGATATCATTGAAGAGGTTATCGAAGAAGATATTATTGAAGATGAAGCAATTGAAGTTGCCGAAGTTGAAATTGAAGTTGAAGAAGCCTCAATTGAAGAAGATGAACCTGCCGAAATTATCGTTGAAGAAGATCCCATTGTTGAGGTTGCTGAAGAGATTGAGATTGCCGAAGTTGAAGAAGTTCAAGATGAGAAAATTGAATCTAAAGAAATCGAACACAACTTCCGAGAAGGTCAAGAAGATGAAATTGCCGAAGATGAAGAATCCGATAGTGAGGATCAATTATCTTCTGTACCATTGTGTGACAGCTGTTCTCAAAATTTCGAAGTATTAGAAGCAATTCAAAACTTAATAGACAATAAATCATTAGAAAAACCAGTCAGACCAAAACCAAAATTACAAGAGGAATAATATGCCTTTAGATTATTGGGAACTTCAAATTAGTAGATTAGGTTTAGAAGGTACATTAATTAAACACATATCAACAAAACCAGATTTCGATGATAGGTTAAGAACTGCAAGTACTGTTAGCATATCAACCACTGAAGAAAAATTCATGTATGTTGATCAATCTATAGTAGACCAAAGAGTTAACTATGAGAGTGATGGTTGGGATGACAACGTAGATAAAATCATATTTGTAAATTCAACATTGGATATTGATACAAGAGATTTAGTTGATTCTGATAAAGTAAAATTGGAAAACAATAGAGAATATAGAGTAGAATATTCAAGTAGTAAATCATTTTTTAGATCTACTTACAAAAAAGTAGGATTGAAAGAAATAGAACCTGGTTTGATATAATGTTAACACAATCAGATTTAATTGAATTAGAAAAAATAGTCTTTTCAAAAATAGAACCTAAATTAGTAGAATGGGGTGTTACATTAAGGGATAGAATTAAATTAAAAATAGATGAAGGTGGAGATATGCCTTATGACACTGAAAGATTAAGAGATGCAGTTACATTAGTTGAACCACCTGTAGGTAATACTGCAAACTCATATGGTGGTTCTGTTAGTGATTTAGTAATAAGAATAGATACATCTGCTGATGAAGGTATAAGGAAAAGAGATAGCGATGGCAGAGTTATAAAAACAGGCGAGTTTGAGGATACACATGCTGGTTTTGTACCTTATGTATCTTATATTGAATATGGTACACAAACTATCAGAAGCTATGCTCCTTTCTTTGCATCTAAACAAGCTATAGATTTGCAAGTAATTGGACCACAATTGAAAGAAATATTGAGAGAAGCAGCAATTGAAATGAGCAAAATTGTAGCTAATAGATTAAGAGAAGAATTAATGAAACCTTTTGAATTGTAATTATTCTTTCATATCTGCATCATCTTCAAGTTCTTCTTCTGATGGCTCATCTGACATTTCTTCTTCGTTTTCTTCTTTTGGTGCAGGTTTGTCATCTTCTGGCTTTTCTCTTCTACCTACCTTTTCAGTTTCACTTTCTACGCCTTTCATCAACCTATTGACATAATTTCTGTAATAAGGTTGTAATTTTGGATCTAATAATTCTAAAAACAATGTTTGAATTAAATTCCTCTTTTGATACCTCAGCTTTAGTACTTGGTCTTTACTAAGCTTTGAATTGAGTTCTGCTTTACCAAGTTTTTTGATTTGATCTTTAAGACCTTTTATTTTTTCTCTCTTCTTAGAACCTTTTCTACTCCAATTTGTTACAGACTTCCATCCAATTTTTCTAAATTCCATTTTGCCATCAAATCTTGGTGCTAATCTATCATAATGTTCCATTAACACATTGGCTGCATGAGTATCTTCTGGAAAAGACAAGGAAGCATATTTTTTGTATCCTTCTCTTGTATTCATAAATATGTCTACAGTTCGATCATAATCTTTTAGAATTTCTTTTCTTGTATTTGGGCTCATTGTTCTACCTTCACTTTCCTCTGACATCATTGCATTATTCAAGAATATCTTTAACTTTCTTCTTTCTGAGTAAACAGGTTGACCTCTTATGTTAACAACATTATCTTCTTCGTTATCATCTTTGCTTCCTCTTAATCTTCTAGATATACTATCCTCAGCCCAAGTTTGATTTTGCAAAAACTTCTTTTGATGTTTTGTTAATTTACCTCTATCCTCTGGTCTTGGTAGTTTTACTCTTGGTTTGCTTACCTTTGGTTTAACTCTTCTTCTTTGTTTGGGCTTCTTACGAACTTGTGGTGGTTTTCCTCTTCTAAACTCTGTTCTTTCTTTTTCTTCCTTATCCCTATCAGTTTCAGTAGTTTCCCTTCTGTTTATTGCATCCCTTCTATTTATTAATAATCTGATGATACCTTCCCATTTTTGCTTCGCTTTGTCTCCTTTTAATTTTTCGTAATATCTTTCTGCTTCAGCTACAGCATAATTAGGATTTTTCAGCTTTCTCAACCAACTTGGTATAGTTTGCATTGATGTACTTTTGCCATCATTCTCTAAGTAATCAATAACTGCTCCCCATTTGTTTGCACTTTCAACACTTTTTGCATGAGCCATATTTCCATGAGCCATTAGTAAGGCTTCTTCTTTTGGTGTATCTAAGTAAGTTTTAGCAATACTACTTTCGTTTTCTAATTGCAGAATAAACTTCTCAAATAGTTCATTACCTATAATTTCACTTGTTACAGGAAAATCTTTCTTATGACCTTCTGCACACATGTGATATGCTACAGCAACTACTTGGTCCATCTTCCATTCTGGATGCTCTCTTTTAATAATTGGTATTTTTCTTTTCACACATTCTGCTCTACCTTTTTCTGATGGATGTGGTTTAGCAGCTTCAGCATCTGTCGCAATAAGTTCTGGTATCATTGGCTCTGCAGCTGCAGTATCAATAGCTTTTGCTACATTATCTTCCATGTTTTTCTTTGTAACACCTACTACTGTACACCTACAATTCGGGTGTAATGGTGGCATAACATCTGTTTTACTTAGAGGAAATACTTTGTCATGCAATTTTCTGCAAGTGTAACCATCTTTGTTAGGTCTTTCATTTAAGTTTCTGTTGTCTAATCTAGCAATATATTTCCAATGTGTGTTACCAGACATTTCTAATTGTGATTTCTTAGCATAATTTACTACTCTTGCAACTTCTGTTTTTGCAACTAATTCTGCATAACCTTTTGTTTTGCTCATAGCTTCTTTACTTAATCCTATTTCATCTAGTATCCTTCTTCTTAGTTTACTAACGCTTTCACCTTTAGAATAACCATCTCTTAATGAATTTCTTAGTCTTTTCTTCATTGTTTCACTAATTTCTTTTGCAGATCCAAAGCTATTACTTTGCACCCAATTAGCTATATCAGAATTCAAAAGTGTAAAATCAGTGTCAGCAAAATCATTATAGCTTTCAAAAGAATTATTTAAGCTAAAACCTTTGGAGAATGTTTCTCTCAATACAGTTTCTATTTCTTTAGCTAATTCATCTTCGCTTATTATTTGATTAATTGTACTTTCTAAAAATCTAAAATCTATGCTATCTGGAGAAACAAAACCTAATATTGTTTTCAATGCATTGTGCCATTTTCTAAATTTCTTTAAGACTAAACTTTGAATAGTATTTTCATATTTTCCTATTTGGTTATTCAGTCTGCTAAAGGTGGATGAACTGTCATAGTCTCCACCCCCCTCAAAAAAATTTTCTTTCAGTCTTTCTGATATTTGATATTCCAAGCTAACTGGGAAATTTTTTTTTGTTATAGATTTTTGTATTTCATCTAGATATTCCATATCTTCTTCTTTCTCTTCCTTTTCTTCTGAAACTGCATCTATAGTTTCTGTTCCATATCTGTTAAATATAGTAGCAGATGTCTCATATGCACTCGATCTATTTGCAGAGTCAAACATTCTTTCTAAATCAATTACACTTCCACTTGGTTTTCCTAACGAACCTTTTGGTGCAAGTGTTTCATTCAACATCCTTAATCTTGTTAGAACTGTAACTACTTCTGGTGTGACTTCTACATCGCTATTTAACATATATTGCATCTGTTCGATTAACATTAGTATTTGTCTTTGTGCAAAACTTATTTTAGAATCTGCTACGCTTTCAGCTTGTTCTCTAAATCCAAACAACGATATGTCAAACCTTTCAGCTAAAGATGTCCACAATCCCATGTTGAATGGTATGTTTCCCCAGGGAACTGTTGGTTTGCCAATTGTGTTAAGATACTCATTTATAGTCATTACACCAGCATTTAGCTTTCTTTCTATTAAATTCCATTCAGTTTGCTTGTCTTGTTCAGTTTGTGGTCTTTTGAACTCAAATTTTATTCTTCCTTCTGGATCTAATTCTGGTAATATGAAACGATTAACAATTGTTTCAATTCTATCCATAAAAGGAAAGATAGAAACTCTTTGTTGTACTTTAGCTTGAGCTTCACCAACAGACCTGTTTGATGTATCAGTAAAACCTAACTCATCTGGAGTTACATGAAATACAGACATCACAATTTTTTGATAGACATCTAATGTATCTAACTGTTTAATGTCAGCAGAATTGAGTGTCAATGGTTGGAATTTGAATTCACCATCTTCACCAACAGATATAATTGGTATTTCAGTGTTGTTACCCTCAACATCTGCTTCCCATCTATCAATAAAATCTTCATAATCACTTTTGTTTATTTTACTTAAAACACCTATTGCAGGTGGTACTGCACCATCTTCCATGAATTGTTCCATATTAGATACGGAATTAACTAATACACTAACTAAATTTTTGACAACTTCTACAGGAGATATACCATAAGGACTGTAAGTAACAGGATATAGAATCATTGGCACTATTTCTCTTTCTCCAAAGAATATAGGTGTACCTTGATTTAACCATTGCCACCAACCAATTGTACTACCATGATGATCTGGTTGAGCATAAAAGCTAGATGCATCATAGGCAGTGAATTCTCTTAACATACCATAACCAACATTTTTGGGGACATATGTAAGGTCCTCAATGTTTGGTTTTTCTGTTTCTTCTGGATAAAGATTATCTGTATTGATTGGGAAGTAAGCTTGTTTGTGAAAACCTTTCACACCGATACCTAAACCTAAATCTAAGGTGTCATTGAGATAACCTCTCATAATATCTTTAAAATTCTCACCTCTTCTATTCATATTTTCAAATAAAGTCTTTGCAATATCAATAACATTTGAAGTTTCATTTGAATAATCATCTCCTTTTTTAGGAACAAAATTGTAATCATTTGACAGTACTTCATCTATAATAATTGATTTACATCTTTGAACAACCCATGTGTTTCCTAATTCTCTTAATAATTGATTATCTTGTACTTTTTGGACACCATATGCAGCATATTCTAACCAATAAGGTGTTCTTGCTTTACGCATTCTGTTAGGATAAAATTCATCATCAATAACAGGAGCTAACTGTGCATATCTATCATACAATCTGTCGATTAATGGGTTCTTGTATCTTTGAAGATTTTTTCTATTTATTTTAGGAACTCTTCTTCTTCTTGTAGTAATTCCTTTGGTTACTTCCTTATCAATTCTTGATAATTCATTATCTAAATCTTCAGATACCATTATTCAAAGACCTCTTTCACTGAAATGCATCTAAAACAATATTTACTTGTTTTGTAGTCATTCCCAATCTCTTCAACTCTGCATGTCTTGCATTTTTTAATGATTTTGCAGTATAACCTGCATCAATTAATTTAGTTGCAATTTTTCTGCCAATACCTCTTATGGACATAAGTTGCTCAAAGAAATCTGGTTCTTTGTCTTTAGCAGTTGGAATTGTTAAATTATTGTTCAACAATTTGCTTAGTGTTGTGGACTGAGATGCTTCATCTTCAGTTACTACATTGCCTTCATCATCTAATTCTTTTAAATCAAACAAAATATTTTTAGGTCTACCATTTGTAATTCTACATCTGGTGTTTACACAAACAATAACTAGTTCAAGCATAGGTTTATCTTTATTAAATAAAAATTCAATATGAGAAAGCCTTCTTTCACCTTTACAAGCAGGGCATCTCATTTTGCCTCTGATTGTAGTTGGTACTATCAACTGTTCTTGTCTGTTGTATCTTTCCTGTAATCTTTGTTGGTTTTTATTTAAAACAACGGACATATTCTACTAATATTATCTAAATATATAAAATCTTTGACATTCAAAAGAATTAGAATTCTATAAAACGATTTTAAAAATATTTAAATTTTAATAAAATTATATATTGAGGATAAATTTATATACATAATGAAAAAGAATTGATTATGCAGTTCGACTTCAATATATTCGGCTTAGATTTTAAAATGAAAGAGCAAAATATACTTGCAACTCTATTCATGTTAGTCATGTTAGTTGTATCATTGTGCTTTGTTGCAGCACAATTATTAGTATCTTTTGTGATATTACCCTTCGTGGTTTTACCAGAAGTATTCCCAGAATACTTTGTTGAAGGTTTCTATGGTTACGCTACATCATTCTTTGTTGGTTGGTTTATCTATGGGTTATCAAACAAGTTATCTAACTTTCACTTAAAAGTAAAAAGCTCACAATAAAATTAAATCTACAAGCCTTTTTCTAATCTACAAAGTATTTATAATTGTGTTTGCTATATATCAATTATCAATGTTTGACTACCTTGAAGAAGACACTACATTCGAATTATATGATGTTATTATGAATAACATAATAGTAGTAGGTGACTTTGTTAACCACAGGTATAAAAAATATAAAAGACCAACAGACAAAATGATATTAGATACTTATCAATATCATAGAAAGTACAATAGCTTAAAACCATGTGTAGCTGCTTTGTGCATATTGATTGAGAGTGATGAAGGCAACCTTCAACATGGAGTAAAAAACCCAAATGTATTTTTAGAAGCAGAAAAAATTCTATTAAATTTAGGACTAATACCAAATAAAGAATTGTATAAAGTTCCTAAATACGATTACAGAAAAAAAATGCAATTTAGAAAAATAAAAGGTATGTTAGTACCAAGAGAAGAAAAATCTGTAACAAGAATGGGTGCTATGATTACAGCCAAATATAATGCAACATTATCTGGTAGCAACATTAGTGGTGATAGAATGATAAGCTCAGAAACTATTAACTATTTAATGGATTCACTTTGGTCCTTTATGTCATCTGTAAAGGAAGGTATACAATACATTGACTATATGAAAGAAACAGGGATCGATCATTATGTCAATATATCTTTTAGTTAATGCATATCAAAACTA